GCGCAGGAAGATATGATGAAGGTGATCCGCGAAAAGTATGACACACTCCGCGACTGGAATCTTGTGCGGAGCGCCTTTGGGGTTGGGAGGATCGACGCATGACGGGTCCGATGTACTTTGACAGCACCGATCCCATGGGGATGCTGGATGACGGCACAGCGACGGTACCGACCGTGGAAGGCCCGATACTGGAAACAGAACTCGCCCGTGCCTTGGAAGGCTTGTCCAACAACCCGCTTGGCCCGAATGAGAAGGTTGCGCCGAATCCTCCAGCGAATAACACGAACACGGCGTCAGAGAATGACGCGGCGTTGCGGAGGGCACTCTACGGGCATGACTTCCCTGCCGCCGACGACGACGACACCGACATAGAGCCGTCTGCCTGGGCCGCGTGGTGCCGTGGGCTGTGGGATAGCCGCCGAGAAGCGGTGCAGATGCACTTGCACTTGGTCGAGCGGAATCGGTTGTTCCGGGCGGGGCAGCAGTGGATTTCGGCCCAAGGCTTAGGCCCGTGGCGAGAACCGGCGCGTCCGCGTGATGCCGCCCGCGTGGTGTACAACATGGTGGACAAGGCGTTGGATCAGCGGCTCCAGATCATGATGGATCAGAAGCCGGGGTTCTCCGTCACGCCCGTCACGCAAGACCCCGAAGATCGTCGGAAGGCGCAAGCGCAACAGATGGCACTGGAATACCAGTATGAGCAGCAGGAGATGTCGCGCATGGCGCGGGAAGCCTCGTTCTGGGCGCAAACGGACGGCGTTTCCTTCTGGCACGAATACTGGAATCCGAATCGTGGACCGTGGGACGAGCGGATGGGGGATATTGCTGGGCAGAAGAAGCCCATGGGCGATCTCTCTTGCCAAACGCTTCGGGTGGAGCAGGTTCGTGTCTCGCCGAACGCCACGGCGACCCAAAAGCCGCATTGGGTCATTATTCGGGAGGTGATCTCTCGGTCTGAGGCCGCATACCGCTATGGCGTTGCGGGACTGGACGCCGCCAATACGATGCTGTCTACCAGCAATGGTCCGACGTACAGCGGCAGTGAAGGGATGGGATCGTGGGTGCTGTCCCAAACCACGGTCGGGGAAGGCCAGCGGCTGCGGGATGAGGATGTGACCGAGCGGTTTACGGTGTACCTGGAGCCGCACCCCGATGTGCTGCCCGAAGGTTTGCAGATGGTGGTCGTTGGCGATGAAGTCGTGTTCGGACCCTCACCCTTGATGTGGAACGTGATTCCACTGGTCCCGATCCGCGACGGTTCCAGCGACCCCAGCTATTATCCACGCCCCATTATGGAGCAGTGGATTGACCACCAGATGCGGGTCAATGCGTTGTTGTCCAAGTGGATCGAGAACATCCGCGTCAATGCGGGTGGGCGATTCCTGACACGGCCCAATGCGATTGCCACGGAAACGTTCATGGGGGGCGTGACCTCCATGATCGAGATTCGTGGCGCGGGTCCGATGTCGGACAGCATCCAGCCCGTCCAAGGCTTTAGCGTGGGTAATGATGTCAAAGAGGCGCTGGCGCTGGAAAAGAGTGCCTTTGAGAACGCCTCTGGCTGGAACACGGTCAGCCGTGGACAGGTCACGGGTGAGAGTGGACGAGCGATTATCGCCAGCCGTGAGCAACTGGAGCGGGTGTTCAGCCCGTGCGTGACGGCGTTGGCGATTGCGTATACGGACTGGGGCAAGATTTCGTTGGCGGGCATGGCGTGGGGCTACGATATGCCCCGCTCGCTGGGAGCCATTGGCAAGGGGCGTCCCGATCTGGCCCGTGCCGTGTCATCGTCGGACTTTGACGGGCAGAGCGATGTGAAGGTTGAAGCCACGTCGATGATGCCGATGCCGATGGCGTTCCGGATGTATATGCTCGACAACTGGTTGCAGACGGGCGTGATCGACATGAAGGAATACCGTCGTCGCCAGATGTTTGCCGTCGCCACCAACATCTCGTCCCCCGACGACGATCAAGAGGCGCGGGCCAAGCGGGTGGCTGACGCGATTCGGATGCAGACGCCAGTACCAGAGATGCGGTGGGTGGACGACGAAGCAATCCATCAAGATGTGCTGCAACGGGAACTGCTGTTGCAGGACGATGTGGACCCGCAGATCATCGCCGCTGCGATGGCCCGATGGACAGAGTTGGCGAATCAAGCGCAGCAGAAGCAGGGAGGGATGCCAGCAACGGCCACTCCTCCCACTGGTGCTGGCCCAGTAAGCGGCCCTGCCGCTGCCAGCGTACCAAACCTCACACCGGGACAGTTACCGCTCGCCAGTAGCAACCCGCCGATGGGGATTACCGGCCTGCTCCAACAGAGCTTGGCGGGCATCCCTGAAGCGGAACAGGCTGCACAGCAGGCGGATGTCTTATCCCGACAGCAATAGGATCGCAGCATGGACATCGGTGAAGCCATTTCCAGCGCCGTCGCCAGCGCCCTCCCACCGTCACAGGAAGTCGTGGCGGCGGATGATGCCGACGAGACGCTGGCCCCAGACACCCCCGTTGACGACGCGCCGGTAGAAAACGAAGGGGAGGAAGACGCCCCTGCGGTAGAGATGCCAGAGGGGTACGTCGCCGTCCCCACGGTGACGGATGCGTTGGCGACGGAGTTTGTCTTACGGGATGCAGACGGCGAGGTGGAAGTCCCGGACCTCATGGTGGAGTACAAGGCCAACGGGAAGATGCGGCAGGACCGCTTGGATCAAGTGGTCAAGCTGGCCCAGTGGGGCGTGTACAACCAGGAGCGGGAGCAGAAGGTCCAGCGGACCGAGCAGATGGCCCAGCAGGTCGAGTCCGAGCGGGAACAGTTGGCGACGTTGCTGTCGGAGCGGGAAGCACAGATTGAAAAATTGCTCCTCGACGACGATTTTTTGTTAGCGGTGCGGGAGGCGTATGGGGAAGAAAACTCCCCAGAGCGTCGGGCCACCCGTGCTGAACAAGAGGTGCAGGACATCCGGGTGCAGCATCAGATGGCTGCGATCGCGGAGAAAGGCGAGCAATTCTACGAGAACGAAGTGATGCCAGCCCTGAGCATGATTGCCGAGGCACTGCCATCCGTTTCTCCAGAAGAGTTGGCCGAGAAGTTTCAGATGGCGATGTACGCGCACGTCGAACGCGCTCCCAACGGAGAGGCGTATATCCCGGCGTCACGCTACGATGCTGTCCGGCAGTACATCCTCGACGACTTGGCGGTGTGGGCGCAAGCCCAGCAGAGCCGTCGTGCCCGTCCAACCACCTCTGCTCCCCAACAGGAAACGCAGAAGGCGTTGGACGAACGCGATAAGGCCCGTGTGGAAGCCCAGAAAGCCAAGCGCGTGGTAGGACAGAAGACTCTTCCTGTGGGGACGGCAGGGAAGCCGTCTGGCAAGCCCAAAGTCGCCGCAGGCAACACCGTAGATGACGCAGTGGCCAGTGCCTTAAGCACGGCGCTGTCATCGTTCCGTTAACACACCGAGGTTACCATGCCCGCTCCTACGATTATCACGGATGCCGAACTGACCGGCCTCCTCAAGAACGTCTACTCGCAGTTCCGCGAGAAAGTCCAGAACCTTGTCACCCCCCTCCTCGCGCAGTTGGAGAAGGGTCGTGCCGGTGGCCCCCGCAATATGCGGTGGGGCGGCAACAACGTGTTCTTTGATGTGGTGACTGGCCGTCCGGCTGGTGCCACCTTCTCCGCCGCTGGCTACTTCCCGCCCGACACGACGGCGACCGAAGTGCAGGCCAACGTCGGCATCGTCCGTGCCTACACCACCCGTCAGGTGGACGGTCTGGCGTTCGTTGGGACGCAGTCCAAGGATGCGGCCTTTACGACCATCGCCACCAAGACGATGGAAGAAATCAAGGACGCCTCCATGCTGCTCATGCAGCAGGCGCTGCATAACAAGGCTGACGGTGTGGTGGCCTTGATCGGCACGGCCTCGACCACGACCTCTATCATCGTGTCGTCCCCGTATGGTGTGGCGAACGCGGGTCAGGGTTCCCTCCTCCTGTCCGTGGGCGACTACATCGCCGTCCTCGACACGTCGGCGTCGGACGCCGTCCTTGGTCGTTCGGCTATTACGGCCATCAGCAACAGCGGTGACAACGCCACCCTGACGCTGGGCACGGCCATCTCGGGCATGGCGGCGACGGACAAGATCGTGAAGGCGACGGCGAGCGATACGTCGTTCAACGGCGCGATGAACGGTCTCATCAACATCACGAACCGTGGCAACGGCTACGCCTCGCTGCACAACATCAGCAACGGCACGTACAGCATCTGGGATGCCACCCGCATGGTTGCGGGCACGGACACGCCGGATGCCACCCAGCCGACCGAATCGGACATCTGGGACTTGATCCAGCGCATTGCGGGCCGCTCTGGCAAGGACGCCAACGTGAAGCCCAAGGACTTCCTCCTCATGACCACCCCTGGTCTGGCGAAGAAGCTCATGGAGAGCATGGTGGCCCAGCGTCGGTTCACGGCGGGCGAGTTCGGCACCACGATCAAGGGTGGCTACAAGGCCATCGAAATCTGCGGCATCCCGTGCGTGACGGACTACTATGTCCCGGCTGGCACCATCTACCTCCTGCACATCCCGTCGCTGGCGTGGGTGGATGCGAAGGACTGGGGCTTCGTCGAGTTCGAGGGCGCGGGTCCGTGGCGCTGGTTGTCGGGCCGCGATGCGTTTGAGACGACGTATGGCTGGTACGGCAACTTGGCCTGTCTGGCCCGTAACGCCCACGGCAGCATCACGGGCTTCACGGACACGGCTCGTTACAGCCACATCTAAAGTCACGGGGGAGGGTGGCGGCAATTCGGCTGCTGCCCTC